TGATGGAAGATTATTAAGATCAATCGGGATATTGAAAGTTTGAACACCAGAATCAAATGATAATTCCAGTTTATAAGAGACAACGATATAATTACTTTGATTGACTGAGATGGGCACTAATACTCGTGCAAAAGCATGATAACCAGAACAGATAGAAATTGTATAAGGATTAGAAGCACTCTGAGCTACGGGAGAACCATCTGTTCCAACATTTCCATCAGTGTTAGAATCGCCACAACCACAGGCTACATCGCCAGCGATGGCTTTTACTCCTGGGTATCCAGGACTAACCATAAATTCTTGAAAAGTATAGTCAGAGTCGAATGTCCCCGTTGTTGGTACGCGCCATCCCCGACTTAATGATACTATATTACCCTCTTCTTCAAATCCACAATATTGAGAGGCATAATAACCATTTTGGTCTTGACTGCAATCATACCCACCAATATAAGAAAATGAAGATACACCAGTGGATAAACCCGTTGTTCCTAAACCCACCACAGTATTTGGTGTCGTCCCTATTCCAAGAGAAACAAAACGAAAACAATCTGCAAAAGCGTATTGAGATGGATAGCTTAATCCTGTTGAAGTAATAAAGTTCTCTTTTTCAGTCTCATAACACAAACTGCTCTCGTTAAAAACTTGAAATTTAAACTTACCCTTGACGCCAATATTTTTCTGTAAAAACATATTAGTATGTAATATTACTGGCCACTAATGGAACATCAATACAGTTTTTTGTTGCACTGCCACCGCATGGTGCAGTCCACATTATGTCCAAGTACAAATCCAAACCATTATCACGACTTAACGCGGGATATTGACCGCCTGTTGTTGGCAAATATGTATCACTGATGTCATTATTCGGATACCCGCAATTCGGTAATAAACGATACCCTGTTCCGCCAATTCCGTCGTAATGAGAAATATATCCTGTTGGAGGACAGAAATGACATGGATTACCTATCCAGTTATATCCTGGTTGCCCTACGACTCCAGGAATACCTGTTAAAGGAGTCGTATTAGGACTAAAGCATGATTGGCTAGAATAGTAAGAAACATTCGTTACGGAAAGAGTTAAAATATTACTTTGCACTGGTGCTGGCCAGTATAAATTAGAAGAATTAGATGGTGCGCCCATAATTGGAGCACTTCCATTTATAAGGGGATTAGGATCAGGATTAAATGCCGTGACCATTAGTCCCCCTCCGTACATAGAAACGTTGTGATCAGCTAATCCAAGATCATAAGGCAATCCAGTATAGTCTGCTCCATTTGTCGGTCCTACAACCCCGATAACAGCACCCCATCCAGAACAACCATAAGCCGCCCCGAAAGTACTATTACCAGTAGTTGGTGTATTAACACCGTCCAACCAATATCCGCTGTTCAGTCCACCATTGAGAGAAAAGAAACCATTATCCACAATTGTACCGTTGGAAGAAATCGCGCCCTGCATTGTTTTGCAGGTTAAGAAACGTTGAATATTTGTATCGCCCGTTGGTTGAATAGTAAAGTACGCATCTGCAACGCCAGTACCACGATTTGTCAAATAGATACCGCTAATTTGGCGATAGTGTTGCATGGTTGAACGACCAGCAGTATCAAAAAACAGACAGTCAATAATTGGAAAAGTAATTAATTTTGGCGGGGTCTGTGTATCATCTGTATTGTATGCGGCTACCAATGAACCAAATCTAGTATTATAACCCAGACTGGAAATTGGCGCGAAAGTTGTTCGGCAAGTTCTTTTTTTTGCCCGTCCAGTTGGATTAATGGCTGGTAATGCAAATACGGTTGAAGAAAAAACAGCTTGCTGTCCATAATTAGCAATTCCTTTTTTGAAATTCAAGATACCAGGAGAAGCATAACTAATTGGTTGAACGGTTGAATCTTCTTCTGATTGATAATTAAAAGTTGCAGGAGACATTACAGGAGCATTAAAATAATTAGACAATAAAGGAGTAACCAGTCCGTTTAATGCACTTCCTAAACGTATATTGGTTAATCTTGTGTTTGATGCTACTAAAGAAGGAACATCATTAGCAGGTGTCCCCAACGTCGGATTTTGATACCAAGTCGCTGGATTTGAAGGCGGATTTCCAGGATTAACACCATGTGCTGTTGGAGGGAAACTAATATCAGATAAAGCCACCTGTTGCATTAAACCATCAGAAGTATAAGCCAAATCTATATTTGATTGTCCATATCCATCAACATTATTTACATCAAATTGGGCATTATCAGGAGAAAGATAAAACGTCATGGCTGATAAATCTTTATTGCATGGCTCCATTAAATTACCCCAGGCTGGAGTATATGAGGCTCCCCAAGCATCTACAACACACAAAGACGGACAAACTTGACGATAGTATCCAGAAAGAGAATTCCATCCAGAAACCAAATCAAAATCCTCGGAAATATCAGCATTTCCTGTTTGGAAAGACCCCGAAGGCAACAGGGTTAGTCCTGTATTTTGAAAAACGATTCTCAGTTGATAGCTGATAGTGGCTTTGTAACCATTTGGAATTGAAAGAGAGCGAGTAATACGACTGAACGCAAATTGTCCAGATGGGTCTGAGCCAGAGGAAGGGGAGACCATAAACTCTCCGATTTGCAAACCATTTGAACCTTGATTCATTGTACAACCAACGTCTCCCGTGGGAATTGTCCAGCCCCGATATAATGAAAGGCCTCGTTCGTCTAAATTAGTCCCACACACGGAGGATTGATTCGTACTTCCGATGGCATATCCCTGCCATCCAATATATTGTGGAGTCTGTGAATAACCTTCTGAGGTTCCATAACCAGTAATTGGATATGCAAGACCCGTTGTGGCATATTGACCTGAACCAGCAATATAACCAGAATTAGGCACGTTATTACCCTCGCTTCCACCCAAAGAAAGGAAACGAAAACAATCGGCGAACGGATAAATTGTTGGATAAGATAAACCAGTATGAGTAATGAAATTATCAAACCAATCAGTCGTTGAAACCATGGTTGTTCCGCTGTACAGGTCGAATTTGAACGCCCCGTGCAGCGAATATTTTACTTGTGCGTGCATAAATTAAGGATGATATTCGTATTTAACAGTTGAAAATTGAGTGTTCATATTTGTAGTGTCTCCTGTACTGATTATAATAGCGTTCACCACATAAAGTGAATAAGAAACCGAATTAAAATTACAACTCATGTCTCCAACATCACGATTATTATGATTTATGCTGCCTGAAAAGTTTATGACATAAACGGGACGATCATTATTGTTGCTTATAATTGATCCCGAGATAAAGTTTCCAATAGCAAAAAAATCCTTCGCTCCAGAGATGGTTTGACCAGAATAATTAACTGCATTAACGGGGAAGTCTTTCGTTCCAGAAGGAATAATGCCCGAATATGAAAAGGCAAATGGACTCTGATTGTTATCTTGTTTTACTTCCCCTGATAGATTAATACCCATTTGTCCTGATTCTTTAAGCAGAGGATACAAAAATCCATAGATATTATTATTAAAAGAAACTTGATGAAGATTACTGGAATTTGCTTCTCCACTAATTTTTGCCTTAAAAGTTGAAGGATATGTGGAAGAATCATTAAATAATTCCCAAAGAAAACCAGCCACTCCACCTTCCAATAGAGAAGGCGTGATATAATAACCAATGAAACTATTGTAGTAGGGGGCCGTAACAGGAGTGACCACCCCGCTCCAAACAACTACACGATTTCCATTTGCCCCCGTATAAGCAAAGGGCGTTATCGTTGTAGCACCAGGTACAAGACCGTCATACTGATAAAAACTAAATTGATTACCCATTTGCTTCTATTTTGCTGGCAAGTAGAATACCAGCCAAGAAGTTGTCGAGTTGATGGATTGTGGCAATTTTGTTTACTTCCAACACTCGCTTGTGATTCTTGTCTTCGGGCGATTCCACGTAACTAGCAGATGTTTCAATCCACTTATCAGGAGTTTCGTTTGCAATAATTAATTCGACCATACTATCTGCAACTTCTCGTTGAAGTTTCGTCAGACGTTTGGCTTTAATTCCATGAGTTTTACGCAAGTGTTCCATGACAGCTTTATCAAGGTCTTGAGCAAGCGCCAAATAATCACGTACTTTGACCATACTGAATTTTGTTTCGTCAATCGAGGCTTTGCTTCCGATTGGGCCAACAGTTTTAGGCACTGATTGTGGACCCGTTGCCCCTCCTGGACTTCCAGGGTCATCCGTTGAACCCGCTCCCACACCAGCCCCGCCTACCAGCGGCACATATAAACCATTATCCCGATCTGTTTTATAATCTTCCTGCTCTTGTTGCATCAGTGTGGGGTCGGGAAGAATACCATTGGTGAGGGCCTTGAATCCTTGCTCGGGAGTCAGCACTCCGACTTCAATCAAACGACCATAAATCCTGTTCATGGTTGAGTCATCCTTGAGTTTTATGTCTTCGTAGGTAATTTCGGGATAGTTTTTGAAATTCAATGACTTGGCAATCCGACGCATTTCTGGCAATAAAAAGTTGTTGATGAAAGATCGGCGGCCCCGTTCCAAACGGGCGATAAATAGTTCAACCTTCTGTTGTTGGTTGGCAAATTTATCCCCACCAGCAAAAACGTTGTTCAAACCAATGTTAATATCATCATTGATAATTTCGTATTTCTTTGGGTCAAGCAATTCGGCAATTGCTGGAACTTTGAATTCAGCCTTCGTGGTATAATCAGCAATAAGAACGCGCCCGACTGATTGATTGGCAAATAGTTTACGCAAAGAATCAACATACTTCTGATTAACGCCGCCCTTTACAGGTTCAGTACCACTGGTCACTAAAAGAATGATTTGTTGCATGGTTCGTGCGACGGCCATGTCAATTTTCTTCATTTCTGCTTTTGCATCAATATCTTCCAAAACGGGATAACCCATTGGTACGGCGAAAGGTTCATAGTCTTGCTTTTTATAAAAGACCATGGATACCTTCGTTGGGTCCAATGGAATGGCAACCACCCGACTACCTGTTTTGATCTGTTTTTGAACTTGATCTGGCAAGTCTTTGAAGACGGCGATGTCTTCCTCAGTGACGGGATTACGAAGACGAGCTATTTCATAATCGGTTAATATTTTGAAGTAGATGCCATATGCAAAATTCAAGGTTGACATCATTTGAATATCGGCAGGGTTCAAAATGAGATAACGGGCGGGAATGGAAAAGGGTTCAATGGTCAACTTGTCGGGTTTAATGACAATAGTGTCCTCGGCAATGTAACTGGCTGCTTTTTGTTGTCCAGCGTCATAATTATTTTCGGCGGCGAAGGCTTGGATGATCTTTTGAACATCAGCAGGCTTGATGATCGCATCGAAACGATAGGTAAATACGTTTCCTGAGCGATAATACTCCCGATACCATCTTTCTTGAAAATCTTCCATGTTAATTTTTCTCCATAAAGCATGGAAAAAATCCCTGGATTGTTGACTACCCCCGCGCAAAATTAAACGTCCAACCGAGAATTCCGTCATCAAATCAATGACATTTCGGAACAACGCAAAATTGTAATAACACTTCTGACACAAAACTACGGCATCACGAACATCAATTGAAGAACGGTTGGCCCCATAAATCGAGCTTGAATAACGAAAAGGCACAAGTCCATTGTCAATGTTGGCAAAGCGATTCGTGCGTTCGATGATACCCGCCACATTGCGGCGTGTGTCATGGTTATGTTGGTCGCCTTGAAAGTCACTGGCGATTGATTCCATGTATGGTTGGGTTAATTCCATCTTTTCAACTTTTTTAGTTGGTTTGAGATTTGTCAAGTTTCCTTGACCATCATCACCCTTGGCGATTGTTAGTTTTTTGCGTGCCATAATCTACCTATTATGAATAATTCAAAGTATATGTACAATAAATTCGTGGAGAATCGTCGATAGGATCGTTTGGGTATCTTACAAATGTGTAGATTGATGTTGTATTTGGTTCTGGTGCGGGCGCAGACACACCATAGGGAAAATGAATTCCAGGATTTCCGTCAATAGTCCAAGCCATCAAAGGATATTCCGTATTGGAATATGATGAATTGTTAGTTATATTGAGTTGCACTGTTTCACCAACGGCAAAATCAGCAGACAAAAAATTAACCGTATTGCCATAATTGTTAAAAGTAAGCACCCAGGCACTGTAGGTATTACCATTAATATTTACGGTATTTGAGGTTTGAGAGCTTACATTGATAGAGGGACTCATGGTAAATATTGGGTTTGGATTACTGGCTGGACCCTGTATTCCTTGTGGGCCAATGGGACCAGCGGGTCCAGGAGAACCAAGACCACCCAAGTTCATGGCAATACTGTTAAATTGATTCCAATACATATAAGAACCATTTAATCCCACGGGAGCATAAGGAGTGTTTTGTACAAGTAAACTTATACTTCCAGCGGTTGCATTAAAAGATTCAACAAAGGAATAAAAATATCTTGCACCAGGATAGTCATTATCCGCAATAATAACACTTTGCCAGGGAGAATAAGCCTTACCAATGAGATCATTATGTTGAAATTGAATGGCGTCCCCACCTTGAAAATACATTTGATTTCCAGTACAATATGTCCATGTACTGCTACCATTAGACATTTTGTTTAGTGATGGGGAAATACCCGATGTGGCATTAATGGTATTAGTGGCAAAATAACATACATATGTATCTGCAAAACCTGGCGCGCCAGCCTGACCCGCCACACCATTTGGACCTTGTGGTCCAGTAAGTCCCATCGGACCCGTAGGACCCATTGGCCCCACTGCACCACCCATTGGTAATGTCAATAAAGGACTGGTCGAACCATCAGAGTAAAACAATTGCATTTGCGACCCATTACTAGTGGCTCCTGTGATGCCAACCCCAGGGTTTCCTCCGTTACCCGCTGGTCCAATGTCTCCTTGTGGGCCAGGAACACCCATTGTTCCTGCTGGTCCTGCTGGACCCACTGGACCAAAGTAATCACAATATAAATTACCAAGAACCACACCACCATAGGTTTGTTCTCCGTTAGTCCCAAAAAGTTGGCCATTAAGATTATATCGGGCAAAACCATAATAGTATGCCGAACTGGCCCCCAAAGAGATATTGAATGAAATCGAACGTTTGTATGGGTCTTCAACAATATTCTGCAAAACAGAACTATCATCAATATAGTTTATTGGATTAAAACTTACTTCTGGATAGACAACCCGACCCGTATATGTGGAATCTGGAACAGCAATACCCCAAACAGTAAAACGAAGATAACCAGTCGTACCATATTCATCAATAAAGAAATTGGTATTATAAGGTGTTCCAGAAACAGTGACGGTACTGAGATTTAAACCACTTTGACCAATGGTATATCTCATGCCTTTGATGAAATTTAAATCAGGATTTATGTTTGTACTGGGATTGACGTTATAAATGTCAATGGCGGGGGCAATTTGATGCTCCATCACGCCAGTAATCTGACTACAATCAATAAAAATACCCCCAGCCACGCCCTGTTGTCCCTGCGCCCCGCTTGCTAAAAGAATGAATGTTCCGCTCGTTCCATTTGAAAACACGGGCTGAACATAATTGCCGCTTTGATTAAAACGGGATAGTGAAGCTCCTGTTGGTCCCATTACTCCCGTGGCACCTGACGGAAGTGAAATTGGATTGCTTTGCGTGGCATCCGAGTATTGCAGGACCATATTGCCGTTAAGGGCGTATGCTCCTGTAATGCTGCGTCCCGTTGCCCCCACTGGTCCTGTTGCTCCCACTGGTCCCTGTGGGCCGATAATTGATAATCCCTGGGCCGTAGATGAAATGAGATAACCATTGATGTTAAGGTATGCTGTATTACCACTGACGGTTGAAGTCAAAAAAACATTTGGGCCAAAGAAAATACCACTGCCAGATGGAAGAAATAGACTGTTTGTGGCAACCTGGCTGAAAGGCAATAATGGAGACCCAAGCGCAAAAGACCCCGACCCAGTTGGAGAGAGAGTCTTTCCACTGAACCCTATACCGTTGCTCTGAAGGATGGGATTAATGACTCCCCCAATAAATCCAGATAGATCGGCCTGATTAAGTTGTCTGATGCGTATGCTGCTGTCCATAAACCTATATTTGTATTACACTCATTTCAAATCATCATGGGTTCAAATGTTTCTAAACTCGTGGGTTGGAAGGCCATGATATCGTTATATGACTTCATACACCAAGCTGCCAACATACATGCGGTATAACTATCTCGTCGCATTCTACTTGCCGTATTATCCCGTTTCATCACCAGGGGAAGATCAAAACTCTGAACTCCGCGCTGGGAAGTCTTTACTTCAATGGAGGCACACTGATATTTTGTTTGTTTGCATAAAATTTCCTGACGATCAATCATATAACCCATGGGGGTTTCATTTTTATCGTCCAAATCTTTGTTTGCAAAAACTTGTTTGAAATCAATTGGCAAAGAAGCAATCTCATTAAACACTTCTGGACATCCCTTGATACTGCCGCCGAACCAAAGACGTTTGTAATCAAAACATCCCTGCAACCATTCGTTGGCCTTGCGAATAAAGTCGCTCGTGAAGTATTGATTGAAAACTATGCGTCCAATCTGCTTGTTGTATGAATTGCGGGCCTTGCGCAATTCTTCATTGTATTCTTCCCCGTCTTTCTCAGAAGTAAAATCAAAAATACTCAAATTCATATTGGCATCACGGAACAATTGACTCTCATTGGCAGCTTCAATAAATTGATAACCAGCATAGTCAATAATAATCATATCAATGCCGAAGTTGGTCAGGATATAATGCAAATAACGAATGTGATCTTTCAAGTCTTTTCCTGATTCGGCATAAGTATGAGCCACGGTTCCCCCTTTGCCGTTATCATCCAATTCCACTACGCACATGGCAAAATCGTCACCCGTTGGTGAGTTTGAAAAGTCGGGGTCAATGGCCAAAATGTATTTTTTATCCCGTTTACCACGCACAAGTAATGTGGGTTTTTCCCCATCTGGCACAGTACATGCAATCATTTTTTGCATGGAAAAGTAACTGTCGGAGCCGTCCAAAAATTGGGCACAGTATTCTCGTTTGAAAGTGGCCATATTAGACTCGTTAGTCTGGGCCATTTCAATGATACTTTTATCCATACGATCCTCTGGAATGGCATCCCAGGATAACTGTGATACAAAGTACTTGGCCCCTTCGTCAGGCAAGTCGGGGCTGTAAATTTTTTTTACGTAATCGTCGTACTTTTTGTACAAATATTCACAGGTATAACTGGCTGATGACAGGGCTATTAGTTTGGCATTGCCAGTAAATTTGGTGCGTTCCGTTTCGGTGATGATTCCCCTCTGAATCAAGTCACTTTCCTTGTCACGAATTTGCTTACGACGTTTAACCTCAGCCGAAGTGGGTGATACAAGATAAGGAATTAAGACTTTTTCCACCAAATCCTCAGACATCAAAAGAAACTCGTCAATCAGAAGTACGTTGGCGCGGAAACCACGAATCTTTTCGCCGTTTAGGGGAATGGCCACAATTTCCCCACCATTGATACTCCAACGGAACTCGTCATTACGACGTACCTTAAAATCAACATTAAAAGCGGCGGCCAACATCTGAGCTTCAGGTTGATTGACAATCTTTTCAATATGGTTAAAAATGAAACGGGCTGTACGGAAGGTGGGGCCAGCAATTAATATAGACGACTTGGGAAAGAAGATCATCTGCAAGATGCAATAGACTGCCGCCGTCCAGGTATTATGAGAGATAAAACCATTTGACCAATACATTTCTCCATCTGGAATATTAAAATCCAAACAATCCCGACCACCAATATCTTCAATTGATTCTACCTGATCAAAAAAGAAATGTTCGTTTTTAATAGATTTAAGATTTTCTATATGTTCTCCTGTGATACCAGCCCGAACGAAGAACTCTAAATAAGAGTCTAAAGTATCATAAGTTAGATTTAGTTGATTGTCTTTACGGCGAATTTTGTTACGCCATTCATCAGATAAGATTTTTGGAAGACGAGCCTTAGACTTAATTTCTCGTTGGCAGTATTCTTTAAGACCTGGGATAACATCTATGTTGGTATTATAATTGCCATTTAAAAGATGCTGATTTAAAATATTCTGTTTTCGTGAGAGACGAAAACCAATTTGTTCCGAAAATATTCGGCAATCTTGACCAGTAATGATAACTTTCCATGCATGGCCAAATGGTGATGGGATTTTATATTCCATTAAATGGGAAACAATTCCAAAAGTTAAAAGGGCGAAATGAACCTGTCTTGCCATTTCAATGGAGGTGGAACAATATTCCACAGTCAACTGCGACGAAGTAACGCATCCATCCGTGTCAAACAAACCTTGAAGACAAGCCTTTAGCATTTGTTTTGAAGAAAATATTGTTTGAGGGATTATTTTATCATATGAAAGTCCGCGTTTTACTTGATATTTTCCAAGAAATTTATCAATTATGTCTTTGGGAAAATATAAATCCCATGCCCTTGTATTTTTTTTAAGATGAATATTCGCCCCATATTTTAGACAAAAATCAGATATTTCTTCATCTGCCGTAGTAATTTCTGTTGAGGGGTTGTGGGAAGAAATACAACCGTCTCCCAATATTAAACCAATTAAATAAGATTCATTTGCATCGGTTGCTTCTCCCCATTCATTCTGACGATTTCTATTAATACAAATATAATCGTCTTTGGTAATTTCTGGATATTTTTTCCAAACCACTTTGCATTGAGTTTTATCCCAAACTTTTATAATATGAGTTTTGGCCCCCTCTAAACTATAGCCTCGTTTGGTTTTAATTCTTAAAGAATCTTTTTTGGGTTGAATAAATAGTTTAGATGTTGCCTGCCATCCAGAACCGTTCCAGAATTTTCTAGTTGGAATATTAACCTCTTGATCTTTTGAAAAGTCTAAATTAGGGAAAAGGTCTTTAAGAAGTAGCAGACCTTTTTCTTGATCAATAACCCATGTATTAGAATAACTTACCGATTTTGATACGCCGCGCCCCCAAACACACAAGGTATAATTGCTTTGAAGCATTCCTTTAATAGTGATAATTTGATCAGGGTAAAGATCAATTCCCGTCAAGAAATTGGTGGTAATACCCAGGTTGCGATAAAGGAACTTGGCCAGGGTAATCTTGGCTTGTATGTCGTCCAATTCCCCCTTGAGAGCCTTGGCCTCAATGTTGAAATCTAGGACTTCTTTACTATACTTCGTAGGACTGTGCCACATGACGTTTCCAACTCCTTCCTTTTAAAATATCTTGAATGGTAGAAATACTCACATTAAATTTTCTGGCAATTGTTGAATGACGAGAACCATCAAAAAGTAAATTTTTAATAATTGTCACATCTTCATTTTTTAGTTTTGCCTTATAATGTTGTTCGCCGATTGGGTGTAAACCATTATCATAAGCATGAATTACATTATAAGAAACTGAACACCATTCTAAATTATTGATGTTATTATTCGCTTTATTTCCATCTTTATGATTAATAGATGGTTGAGTTTCAGGAAAAAATGTCTCTAAAACGAGTCTATGAACTGTTTTACCATTGGGTTTTCCATGTAAACATAAAATTACTTTTAAATAACCATCTGAATCTTTCCCAGGTTTTAAAATTCTTTCTCGTCTAATTCTTTGTTTGGCGCGACCGCCACAAATCTCAGTACGTTCCAAAGATTTAACTTTGCCAGTATTTGATACTTGATAATGTCCTTCGTAGCCTTTAATATTTTTCCAAATCTCCTGCATGATATATTTTATTTTTATTTACCACAATCTCTAAATTAATTTTCCCGTATCATAACAGAATTGCAAATCAACCCTCTTGAACTCTCCATTGGATTGAAAGATGCGCTCAATAGCTTCAACGGCTTCTGCTCGGTCGTTCACAAAGAGAAATTGAACGTTATCGTAGTTCTGACAGATGGCTCTAAGATTATGGAAGACATATTCAGGAGAAATATAGACAAATTTACTTCTGAGCATCTTGATATGATCATTGATAGATTGCATGGAACTTTCGACCACGACCACCAGGTAAAATCCAGCGGCCTGGGCACGCTCAATTTCTCGGCAAAAACGTTCATAACCTGTTGATAATGTGCCAAATAAATCAGTCAAAGCCTTGCGTTCAATACAACAATTTTGAGTAAATTCGTCATCGTTCAGGCGATAATCCCCGAAGGTCAATCCTTGCAATATAGACTTAATGTTAAATTTCAAAGGTTGTTGTTCTCGGCTGTCACAGTAAATCCCGTGATGAGGCAAAAAACTCCTGGGAGTGTCACTGAGTTTACCGCCGACAAAACGCGCACTTAATCCCAGGGCCTGACATTCCTTATAATAATTTCCAAAAAGTTTATTCAAGTAAACCATGCCAGGCAACATCAAAGAACGCAATTCAACCTGACAAAGGGCGTATTTTAGATTTTTTTGCAACTTTCTCTGCGAAAGATAACCACGAATGTAATCTTTCGCCTCGTCCCGAGAGACCCGATTTAACCATTTATTAAGATTTTGTTTTGAATTAAAATCATTTGAAAAATAATAATCCCTGTTTTTAAATAAAATAATCTTGCCATCAAACTTATCGTAACGAGGTTCGTATTTTTGATAATAATAAGCCTGCGTCATCTTATGGGCTTTTAAGTGACGATGCAAAGAGGAATCTGAACCAAATTCCTTAAAACAGGCTCGACATTGGACATTAGCCATTGATAATACCCTCCTTGCTTAAACCCAATATGCGGGCCTTAAAATCGGGCAATGAACTTAAGCGGGCCACTTCGGTCTTCATGGCCTCCTGTTCTTTCTCGGCATGTTTCAACCATTCCTTGCGGCCCTCTTCAGTCTTCCAGTGATTAACCAAATCCAAAATACTTGAGGCCCCCTCGCGTTGTTTGGAAATGCGCTCGCTACGAGACACTGACAAAGTATCAAGCAGGTCTTGTTCGCGCTTTTTGCACAAATTGAATTCAGTACTGGCCTTGCCAATGGCTTCAACCAGACCCATGCAGTATTTTCGGCTATCGGGGTCACTGGCATCAGCCATTTCTTCCTGCTGGTGCTGGAGTATTTCTTTTCGTCGTTGAATTTTGAAACCCTCAACAACTTGATTGGCATATTCGATGTATTGGTCAACTTCGGTTTGCGCCAAATCAGGCTTGTCATAGGTGGCGCGGACAAATGCGTCCTCACACAGGGAACGGTCGCTCACCGATTCATAATTGTTCATCTGAGCAGTATAACGATAGGTGTGCATGTAACCAATCAACGTGTCAAGATTCTTTTTCCAAGCCGCCGTCAGTTTATCCTGTTCCATGGGCGGATTAATGTAACGATTGACCACCCGCAAAACCGCCTCTGGTGTTTTGGGTGGAAAATACTTGCCATCGGGGATGTCCATATCCTCGGCATGACGCACGCGAATATTCAAAGTTTTAATGTATTTATTGACGGCCAGGGCCTCGGCGGCCAGATTACTGAGATTTGGGTTATTAAATAGAACACGGGAAATTTGAGCACTATTCATTGACTGAACATTATTGGCAATGTAAAGTTTCTGCTCATCACTAAGCTCAATCAGATCGGAAACACGTTGATACTCAGAAGTGGTTTGAGCTTTGAGATTTCGGCTCGAAAGAAACTTTTTGATTGCCTTCGCCTCATTAGTACGGCCATCATGGCCATCACCAAACACGGAAATAGTCAAATCCTTCAAAGCGGGTGGAGTTTCAGGATTGGCATTCCAGAGATCAACCACTTGTTGTTCCTGGGCGGGAGTTAACGTCAGGTCAGTCATATAATATCAATATCGCCGTTCGCCAGGCATTTTTTTACTTTAACCATGATGATTTTACGTATGTTACGAATCTGTTTATAGCGCGGCTTTCTATCCTTCTCATTGGAACTGTAACCCAGACGCTTTGCAACTTCATCCTCATCCAGATTTAAAATGAATAATCCCTCATAGACCCGCCACTCGGTTGGCTTTAAAATCTCCTTCATGCGATCATGCAATTTATCGGCATGTCTGGATACATCAGTGGAATCATCAAAAATACTCCTGACTTCATTTTGATGATTTTCAATGGAGACGGGTATTTTGATTTGGGTGGCGGGCATTTTCCGTTTCACCCAATGAGCATACAATGGACAAGCGACGCACTGCGTCCCATAAATAACGCAGCCCGTCATGTCTTTGGCAGCCCCGCACTTGAGACACGGACGGGCAAAATTTGAATAATGGTTGCGAATGAGATTTCTAATCTGATTGGTAATGATGATGTTAAGCCAGGGGGCCAGGGGTTTGCTTTCATCATATTGCGCCCATTTGTTGTAAATGTGAATTCTAATGATCTGAGATACATCGTCATAGTCCATCCAAGTTAAAGAAGTCAAGTTCCATTTGTGTTTTCGCTTGGCAATTTCTTCATCAATGATCTTGATACTTTCTTCAAATGTGGCTTTCATGTATTACTCGATTTCGATCTTGGGAGTTTTGCCCGCCTCATTCTTGAAATCTGATAAAATACTCTTCGGGTCTTCCGCACCATTATAAATGCCAAACTTACGCCCGTCCTCTCTCATACCAAGGGCACCCTGTTGAAGCACACTGGAAAATTCTTCTCCCAGCGGGCGATCTTTCACAATCTCAACTGCCAAGGCCGTTTGGGTTATTACAAAATGACCCTCTGGTTCATCATCTTCATCTGGTTCTTCATAGCGATTACCCCGTCTATTCAGAGCGACAGGTTGGATTTCGGAAGCGGGACGCGATGCCAGCGAAGTGAGATTAGTACCGCACTTCTGGCAGAAATTATTCCCAAGGGCGTATGGTTTTCCACAGTTATGACAAAACAATTGTTGACTCATATCTATTAATGTTATAAGAAATACTAAATCTTTCTTAAAATAATTATATGAATCAGCCAGAAGTACGCGCATTTCAGACACTCACAAACGAGGAAAGGGTCGAGTTCTTTTTACAGGGCCAGAAGTTACTATTGGAATTTCACCCAAATAGCCCATTTGTCATCCACAAACATACTCTAAATGAACGCATGGAACATTTGAAAGTATTGGCGGCCCAATATCAAGGTTTAACCTACAAAGATGATAATATCTGCATCCTATTCAATAAAATTTATGTCGCCGACGAAAATGACCCAGTAACGGCCCTGGCCCAATCAAAGTTCAAGCCGCCCCATGCCAATTATAATGGCGTAAGCATTGACTTCGTGGTGTTCCGAAAATTGAAGGACTGCGCCGAATGGTGTAAGCGTTATCACGAGCAACGCATCCAGCACGTTCTTTATGTCAAAAATGGCAAACCTCAAATATACAAGCCAATGGACCTCATGAAGAAAGTTTTCAACCTTACTTCTCCTGCGCATCCAAATCTTCCATCAGTTCCACAAGCAGTTTAGTTAAATCATCGCGCATAATGTCGGCCCTGGTGAACTCAAAGTAGTGAATCCCGCCCGCCCGACCTTTCTCTTGAGTGAAATGTTTGGCCAACTTGGTAAACCCCCCGCGCTTCTTTGAGTCTTTTAGGTCTGATTGTCTTGGGTCGGCCAAAATAAACAGCTTGCTGAACTTACCAACGCGAGTCATGATGGTGAAGATTTCATCCTTGGTCATGTTCTGGCAATTGTGGACAATAACTCCTGAATTATTTTTTAACATTCCCCTTGTTTTTGAAGCAATAATAAAATTATGATTATCCTCCACTTCCAAGTCAAATACATTTTCAACGGAGGCTGGACTAATAGAGTCAAAAATAACATGATTATAGGGTAAAAAAATATTATTCCATTTGTACTTTGTATGTGAATTTATGTTTTTATAATCCATGGATTCATGAATATATGGGGAGATTTTATCCAATAGTTTTATTGTATTTTCCTTGTCAAAAACCAGACTAAAACATGCCTTTCCTCTTTTTGGATACAGATCAAGATGATATTTGCATTTTATTCCAAGATTTTCAAATTTTTCCACAAATTTTTGTTGAGATTCCTCCGAAAAAGAACAAGTATAGATTTTTGCCCCGTTTTTTCCAGCGAAAATACTTCCGTCATCCATAAACCATATTCCTATGCCCCGCCAGTCCAATTCATCCAAAACCCATTGCGGACAATGAGACTTTTTATGATGAGCGAAATCTTTTTGGTCAAATGCAAAACACTTAGTGGCGAATTTTATGGCTGGTTTTTGACTGTAACCATTTTTCTCAATAATGGAAGTGGAAGAACCAAACATGCTGGCTTTCCACTGGCAATATTCCTGTTGTTTGATTCCATGGATAATTCTTAATCGGTTTCGATTAATCCCATGATTGCTAACGCCTCCATCCCCCAAAAAGCTGCCAAGAAAAACTTGTTTTTGATCGTCGTTAAGGGCATTTAAAACCTGATGACGATGTTCATCATTGGCCAGTAAAATGTCTCCTTTTTGAAGGTTTCGCGCCTCAACCCATCCTTTGCTGGTTAAAAATTTATGATTATCAGTGCATTGAATCTTTCGATTCCCCGCTCTAATAATGACAGTTTCCCGTCGCCCATTGCAAATGATATTTTTGATTTTTTTAAATTCAAATTGTCTTGTGGTTTCGTTAAAAGTTTTAACCAAGGGCAATTGTTTTCCCAAATTATGATCTTTTTTTAAATTTGAAATAGTTTTGGTGCCATTTTCCAGAACAATTTGACTGTCTCCAGTCAAACATTCGTCGGCGATCGCCACTCGGGCGTTCCAACTTTGTCCACGAATATAATTCAATGGACGAAGATGCACTCGTTCATCAGCCAACAATGCTTTGATTTCAGGTTTGGTGAGCAGCTCTTCCAGCTTTTCCATGAGAGGATAGCCATAGTTCATCATTTTTTCGTCAACTGAACCTGGAAGAAATCCCAAACTCTCAGAAGAGCTTTCAACAGCCGACCGAAGATAAATTATATCGGAAACCCGACGCTGGTTAAGCAATTCCAATGCGGCAAAGACTGCCATGATAGTTTTGGTACTGCCAGCAGGGCCGTTGACAAATATAATTCTGGTTGATTTATCCAAAGCGAGTTTGAGGAACTCTTTTTGGCGATCAGTCCATGCTAATGGTTTAAGATCGAACGTATTCTTAATTTTATCCCGTTGTTGGATACGCTCAGACGTATCTTTTTTAGGTTTCATAGCAAAGAACTACAAACCATATTACACTCAATTCGTGTAATTTAAAATATATGTACATAACAGGAACAATAATTGATTTTGCATCAAGACTTCATCAGCTAGCCACGACCACGGGTGATCTGGCCAATTTTAAAACAGAAGCGAGTGGATATTGGTCCACGTATGATGCGAATACCCAGGTGAAACTTCAAACCGAAGCAAATTTAAAATTCACCCAATTGAATACGCCACAGACGGGGCTGTACTTCTAAATAACCGCAGATTTACTTTTCACGAAAATGTCTTCGGGTATTTTTTGACCTGAAGGTTTATAGATGAATGGGCTTTCCCATATTGAAATTGATTTTTAATAGTAAGCGAAGAAGGATTTTTTACCTTTTTTGTTTTGGTTAAAATGACCCGTTCGGATTTTTGACCTGAAGGTTTTTGTGATGATAAGGAAAGGTAATTTAATTTTGATTTCATTTAAAAAGGCTATCTACATATAACCCAGTATGAGTTTTTCTAATGATATTCATTAGAATAATTTCAAATAATACCCCTTGCAATTTGGTATACGAGTTGTATGCCAACTATGCGCAAGCTAGTTTCATGCCAACTATGCGCAAGCTTAAAGCGTGCCAGCATCGCGCCGCGCGTTGAATTAAAAACAGTTTATCCGCTGGTGAATTAAGCGGTTCCATGGTATTTTTTCTTCACAACGCGGGGGGTAAACCCGCTGGCGTCGGTCCATAGCCGATTTGCAGAAAAACAAAAATGAAAGTCATGGGAAACTTCAGGCTGGAATTCCCCCGCGCGGGGGATGTCCTAGACCTAGACGCGCAATGCGCGTCAAAGATGCTGATCAACGGGACCAGTGTCGTTGGGCAGACTCCCGCAGAGCGGGAGTTGGAAGCAAATCCTGAATTGGGTTGCTTCCATGTGGTAGGACACTGGATAGTTCCAAGTGTCCGCACGGGAGATAAAATCTCCCTATCAATCCCGTCAGGAAACCTGACGGGAACTGTGACAAGTGTCACGGTAAACAAGGATGGCGGACAAACCGCCATCACTGCTGGCCTATGGAGCGGCAGGAGTGGCGGGGTGGAAGGCGGATTGTCCGCCTTCATCTCTTTTTCCGTGGCGGGTGTCACGGAAGTTAGTGGCACCTTCGGGCGCCATACAAGCATGGCGGCCTATCGTGCCGCCCAAGCCGCGCATCGGGCGCGGCTCGTCCGCTGTGAGGCGGACGAAACGGGCCAAGACTGGCCCATGGGCCTTACTCCCTTGGGGGAAAGGCTTGCCCGCGAAGACGGGCGTCAGTTCGTCGGGGGGGGCATTCATGCCCCGTCCGAAATGGTTAGTTTCGGAGGAAGTGACTCCGAAATTTCTGTCGGTCAATGGGCTGACACGGTGGAAGCTAGGCAGGCAAAAGCAATGCGCTCGTCGCGCATTGCAAAGGCCATTGCAATGGGGGCGCATATCCCCCAAAACGCGGTGGACGTCGTTTTCGTCCACCCCCCGCAGGGGGGCAGAACAAGTTGGTCGTTCGTTATCTAGTTTCCCCATTCACGGCGCAAGCGGTTTTTCCGCTTGCGCCTTTTTTTTGTTTACCTAGTACCAAGGGCGCAAGCAAGTATCGCACCAACTACGAGCAAGCAAGTTCTATGCCAGCCCAAAAATTGAGTTTTTTTAGACTAAAAAGGGGTCCCGCCGAAAGTCTGAAAAAATCCAAAACTTGGCGCGAAAATTGCTTGCGCCCCGCTTGGCGCGAAAATTGCTTGCGCCCCGCTTGGCGCGAAAATTGCTTGCGCCCCGCTTGGCGCGAAAATTGCTTGCGCCCCGCTTGGCGCGAAAATTGCTTGCGCCCCGCTTGGCGCACCTTATTAAACGAAAATGCGTTCCAAATTGACATTAGAAAACCCCTTGCGGTTTCTAGCCGCAAGGGGTGTTGGGGTTTACCATTAGGAAAGCTTATTCGCTTTCGCCCGTCCCGCTATCAACATTCTCCAGTTTATCTAACGTGAGCAAGACAAAATCTGCGGGACCGTTAGACTGATTTTTTTTGAATGCCCCGATAGTTTCGATTTGCAGGGGCGTGGCATGTATACCATTAACCATATACTGTTCTAGCGTGATGCCGCGCGGTAATCCGCGCAAATATTCCACACCTGTTTTATTATGTGCCACAACGCACGAATTTTCGGGGGTGACAGTCCACCATGGCTGTGCGCTTTCGGTGACGATACCCGCTTTTCGCTTGTAATTCTCCCATGTTTTTTCGCCCGCGGCTTGGATGGTCGAAACGCGCCGCACCGCTACAAGCGCCCCGTCTAACGGGTTAATGCACTTGCCGTTTTCCGTTTTCTCAAGCGCAATTCCCGCGCGTGCTAATTCCTGAATTCGTCCGAATTCCAAAGCGCGAACCCTAACCATTTCCACCGCGCTATTGTAGATTATTGAATAAACCCGCCCCGCAATGAATGAACTTGTTTTTATCATGGTCAATTTTTTCCGCCGCCATCGGCTAATCCTAAACTGTATGCTTAGGACTGATAAAAAATACCATGTAATCACCGCGTTTGCAAAAAAAATCTTTAAAAATCTTTTCGTATATGTACTAGCAATATCCGCGCCAACTACGAGCAAGCTAGTTTCATGCCAAACTTGCACCGCACGCTTAATTAAATTCAAATTGTTTTCTGGTGAATTAAATGGTTTAGTGATAATTTATAAATACGGTAAACGTTAAAACAAAAAAAAATATGTCTAAAACATCATTGGCTATCGTAGTGAGGAGTCTGATCAAACAGGCGCTGTGTCATCGCAAGTTTTGGTTTGACGCTGCGGAATTGCAAAAGTGCAACGACGCTGCGTATCGAGCGTACATTCACAGTGCAAAAATGTTGGTACGTCACGCTAAAATTTGCGGCGCTTGGAAAACTACCTAATCCCCCCACAACGCAAGCGGTTTTTTGCCGCTTGCGCTTTTTTTGTGTTTACTAACGCAAGCAAGTTGTGCGCCAACCAAACAATTAAATTTTTTTAGACTAAAAAGGGGTCCCGCCGAAAGTCTGAAAAAATCCGAAAGTTGGCATGGCGATTGCTTAAAGCACTATTTATGCCAATGGCCGACAAAATTGTTATTTGGGTGAAAACATATTTCATTTTATTTTATGCGAAAATCGTGCCAACGTTATGTTTCATGCTAAATTAAATCTAAATTGTTTCCTGGCAAACTAAATGATTCCAGATTACTCTTTATGTAACGATAAACATTAAATAATAAAAACTATGCTTAACTTAAACGCAACACATGAGCCGATCATCATTCAAGAAGGAAATAGCTATGTTAGTTTGCCGTTTCATTGCCCTTCATGCCGTAACGCATTATATGTGAGAACGGATGTTGCGTTTTTTGTTTATTGCCCTCATGGTGTATGCGACGCACAAGTTTGCAATGATGGCGCAAGCGGCAATACTCTTCTTGACGCGATACATAATCTTTTAATCAATTACAAAACATCCAGCCAATAATTTCGGTTTTCAATCTTTAACTTATGAATAAAAAAACAGAATGCCGTCCCTTGGCGGACATACCTAACCAAGCGCATTTTAAGCTTACCGTTATTACAAAAACTGGTGAAATGATTAAAACGAAAGTTAGACGTTCTAACATGACAGGGTGTCATTCTCTTATTGGCGTTCGTTGCGGTGATTGCTTGGGGTGGCAACCACGGTAAACGCAAAACTTGGCACGCTTTAAGCTTGCCAAGATTCGTTTTTTTAGACTATAAACGGTACCCGCCGAAAGTCTGAAAAAATCCGAAAGTTGGCATGGCGATTGCTTAAAGCACTATTTACGCCAGTCCCTGACGAAATTGCTATTTAAACGAAAATATATTTCAATGAAAAACGTATTTACTGTTGATTATTTTTCCAGGTGTGATAATTTATTTATAGTGGTAGAAACTTAGTTGTTTGCGCGTTGCCACTTTAAATAATACTGGGAAACAACATCGGTTACGGTCAACAATTAACCAAAAGTAAACAAATGATTGCAAATCAATTCTTAACGTTAGATGCACAATTCGCCGAAAGCCACATGGCGCAAGTTGAGCCACAAGAAATTGGCGGAGAAGATAATCGTCCCCTTTGCTATGTTATCCTGTATGACTACGGCGACGAAGACTGCGCTTTTTATGTCTATCAGGTGTTTGATGTCGCCCGAAACGAAGTGGTTTATGCGAAACACGCGAATAGCAAGTCGCAAGAGTCCTACAGAGCGGCTGGCGAGTGGGCGAATAGCAACGGCTATCGCATTATCTATAAACAGGCTATCTTAAAAGCCTATCAGAAACACTAATCACCGCCGCCGTAATTGGCGGCAATTTTTTAGACTATCGGCAGGTGCCGTGCCTAGTCTAAAAAAACTTAAAATAATTTTTGACAATTACTCTATTTGGTGTTAATTTCTTTACATAGTAAACAATAACCATTATGAACAAATTACCTGCTGTCATTAAACTTAATAAATTTGGCTCTTTTTATCGCAATGATGAATTGACCATCATTCAGGACGAAATTACGTCTGTTTGCAGTAACTTCATTGCGGCCATCATGGGAATTCAGAGCAACTATGAACAATTGCCCAACAAGATTCGCCTACATATTTCTTTGCGCAACAAGGCGAGCCGCATGGGGTGGACAAAAGTGACATTGCGTAAAATTTGCTTTTCCATGATATATTATCCGTTAATTAATGGAGCCGTAGCCTCTAATTGTGTCTTGCTTAATAAGCATGAAAACTATCTATGCCAGCGGGGGATGCTTGACCGCCCGTTTTATGTCTGCGTGGAAATTTGCGATTGACCATGCCAAAATTTGTTATCGTCTTGGCAATAGTTGTCATTATAATAAACACCTGCTGCAAGTCTAAATGACTTGGGGTTTTTTTAAACTTTAAAAAGGTGCCGCACTTAGTCTAAAAAAAATCCAAAAGTTGGCGCGAAAATATATTTCCTTGGAAAACGTATTTAGTGAATTATTTATTTGACGTTGAAACAAACATCCGCTAAATTTTTATCACGGTAAACAACAACATTAAAAATAACATGCAAACATATTCAATGAAACTTAAAATGGACAATGGGCAGGGCGATAAATGGGATTTTCCCATTACGCAGGAAATTCTCAAAACGTCCGCTGGTGTCCCTACTGACATTCACGCAGTAATCCGCACTGATACGGGCGAAATGGTTGGACAATACAGCGACGAAAAGGCAACGGCTTATCCCGCCCTTGTTGCCGCATTTGAGGGCGGACTCATCAAGTATGGCGCGGGCTTTACCCGCGAAAAGGCTTTTGTCACCAACAATGGCGGGCGATTTTTTGCTGACTATCATGTCGGTAATGTAAGTATCAAGGGCGAAAGTTTTGCCTGCTATGTACGCTTGCTTTCTTCACATAATGGAACACAAAAGGCAGGCTTTCAATTTTTTATCAAGCGGCTCGTTTGCCTTAACGGCATGATGTTAACCGACAAGGTCTTTGCCTTTTTCAAGCGGCACGCTAAAAATTTGGACTTAGGTTTTTTGGAAACGGAAATCCGCTCGGCCATCACCACAGGCGAAAGCTACGTTGCAGAGTCAATTGGCCGCATGTTGGCTATTCCTTTGGATACTGATAAAGTATCTAACATTTGTTCCAACTTGTTCGCCATTGGCTCAACCAAGGGGGCCAGTGAACGCGCAGTATGTTTCATGCACCATAACTGGTGCAATCCGTCTGCGGATGAAGCTGGTCTTGGAAACAACCTTTACCGCCTGTACAATGCCGCTACTCGTTGGACGCGCGACGTTGAACGTTTGCAGCGGTTTGAAATGGCCAGCAAGGCCAATACCTATATCAGCGGTGCATTGGACCTTGCTGCACGCGGTGAACATAACTTGAATCGCTTGCTTGCCATTCCTAGTACACCAATCAAATTCAGCGACATCATAATTGATGTTTAAATAATCGGCTAACAACACAAGCCAGCCTAATCCGCTGGCTTTCTTTTTTAGACTCTGGCGGGCTGCCGCCGATACTCTAAAAAATACTAAAATAATTGTTGCACCGTTTCAAATATATGTTAATCTATTCACATGAACAATACGTCTGATGAGTCTTTACGCCGTGGCCTGGTTGAGCAAAACAGTGCCGCTGTTGAATCTAACAACCCCATGGCTGAAGCCAAGCGGCTTAAGGCCATTCATGGGGTAAATAACGTTTGGGGTTCTGAAGAATTCCGAAAGGAGTTTGAAGTCAAGAGCTTTATGGCTCCCTTTTGTGGGGTTGTTCGGCGGACTGACCGCGCCAAGGGCATTGTTGAATTCCAACACTGGCCCCGTTTTTACTTTAACTTCCAGCAGAAATAAATGGCCATATAAAAATAACTAAAGAGCGGGGTCCGCCTGTTGAGACTGTCGCGTTACCGAACGCGGCAGTCTTTTTCAGACTATAAAATGGTGCCCGCCAAACTGTGAAAAAAATCAAAATAATTGTTGCATTGTTTTAAATATCTATTACTCTATTTACATGAAAATAAATCAAATCGTTTTTGATTGTCAAAACAAAGAGTATGTCAAAATATCCAATGGGATACCCATTGTTGAGGGCAAACCCGAAATCATACCCACGGAGGCCATTGCCTTGCGTATTATTGATGTTCTAAAATCAGGCGAACCACAAATAGCTTATGTTTATCGCGCGGTAAAAGCGGATAAGCTTTCCCCTTTGACTCACACTACCGATACAGATCATTTTGATACTGTGTTTTCTGGTCGGACCACCGCGAAACATTTTCAGTTCATTGGTCGAGTATAAAATCAACTGGCGGATAATACCGCCATGTTTTTCACACCTTGGCGGGTTGCCCCGCATACTGTAAAAAAATACAAAATAATTGTTGATTAAATAACAATTTCACTCTAATATCTTAGTAATGAAAACTTACATTGTTTATGTGGACGGCGTTGAACAAGCGCAATATGTGAGGGCAGGTTCTCACAATGCCGCCGAAAAAAAGGCTAAAAAGAAATATCCCAATAAGGATGTTTCAGTGACCTATACTGAAATTTGACACAGGCAATGAAAAGACTCTACTATATCCGTCGCGAAGATTTTTTTGAAGCACAATCTAAAGGTCAAATACCTGACGGATGTTTGCATGAATTTGGTTCCATTTGGTGCAGTGTTGTTTTTGATGACAATGAGAAAAAAAATTATTCCTTTGCGATTAGTGAAGTTTAATTTATGGCCCGAACTGTAAAACTGGGGACGTTATAGCTAGACAAACCAGATAATAGCAGTTGCGATAAATATATGACCGAAAGATTGTACGGGCCGCCAATAGTCCAGCGTTCGCCATTCGCTGGCATACACAAATAAAACGGCAAACACTAACGGGTTTTAGCCCCCGTAATTCCAAGGTGGTTTCCTTGGGTGTTATTTTTTTTATACATATAAGAAGGCTGCCGCTAATACTCTAAAAAAAATCAAAATAATTGTTGCGATAGTTTCTAGTTTATGGTATTTTTAGAGCATGAACATAAACGTTACGGTAAACCAAAACAAACGCTCAACCAAAACCAAGAGCAAGCGGGGGCGCCCTGCAATCCCCCTGCTTGAAAAGAAGTGCCATAGTGTTAATGGTTGGGTTACGGCTCGCCAATGGGGACGGTTTTATACGTTCGCCAGGGAAATTGATGCAAAGAATTTTGGCGAAGTGCTTCGCTTTTTGGCCGACGAAGTTCTGTAAGTTCACAACCCGCAAGTGCGGGTCTTTTTTCACACTATAAAAGGTTGCCGCGCATACTGTAAAAAAATACAAAATATTTGTTGCAATGGTTTAAATTTATGTTAATCTCTTTACATGAAAACAAAACTCGCTGAAATCAAACCTGGTAAAAACTACCCTTCGTTTGTTAAAGTTACTGAAGAGACTGACGGAAAAACGGAAGTGGTGAAGTTTATACTGAGATCGTATTGTGTCGGCATGTACTGTGCCATTTACTTTTCTGGGCGCACAGTGCCCATACAAGTGGGCGACCATGACAATTGCAAGTTTGTGCGCGGGCTGCTGCCCGTCAAAACCCTTTAATTTTATGAACAAAATCAAAACCATCAAATACAAACTCAATGGTGTCACATATTCCCATACGTTCGCCGAGCCCATGCCCTACCCTGAAGCCGAGCGATGGGTGATTATGAACTGCCATGTTGGCCGTTCGGCAATCTGGGCAGATTAACAAATTGACGATAGGGGCATACTCTATCGTCAGTTTTTTACACTCGTGAAGGTTGCCCATGATAATCTCAAAAAAAACAAAAATAATTGTTGAATGTTTCCATTTAGTTTGATAGTCTATTTGCATGAAACGCACATTAAAAGAAATTGCAGCAACCATCACCGTCAACTTTGTCCGCATCGGGTTTAATCCCGAAACCGAACAGACTGATTTCATTGCAATCATTAACCATGCGCGCCCACGGCCTACGACGTACTGTATTCCCTGCGATTAGATGGTGAAGGTGCAAACATGACTTTCCGTCAATGGTGCGCGGAATTTGGATATGACACCGATTCAATCAGCGCCTGCAACATATATGACGAGTGTCAGGTAAACTATGAAAAGCTGAAAAAAGCACTTGGTCAGATTCTTTGCGAGGAATTGATGGAGTGCGAAGATATTGACTAATCAATTGTAGGGGTTGACAGCCCCTGCGATTTTTTAGACTTTAGCGGGCAGCTTTTTATAGTTTAAAAAACTTTAAAATGTTGGCGGTGATTAATGCCACCAACGTTGAATCATTTCGCCGCTAATTCCCAATCATAGGCGCACCTAACCCAATCATTGGAATTGAAAAACAAATTTTTTTGTGCTTTGATTTTGGCCTCTTGCGCCTTAATCTGTTTCGCGTAGTAGTTAAGAGCTTGCAACACAAAAGCCTGGTTCATGCCGTCACCTTCCATAAAACGGGTGACTTTCTCAACATTTGTCAGTTGATGTTCATTGTTCATAAAATTGTGTTAAGATGGAGGATTTCACTCTAAAAACTCAATCGCAAGCCTTAATTACACGCTTGCAATCCTGTTTTCTGTTCCGCCTCTCATGTATGGGCAGGGCGTCTCCCGTCGCTATACGAGCCATCCTTGCGTGTCAAAACGAAATCAGCCGAACCAAGTTCTGGCAGGTTGGCGCGAATGGTGAAAAATTTCTCCATTTCCAAGAAAATCTTTCCACCCCTGGCGAGAATAGCTTCACGCATGGCGCCGAATGATTCTGCTCCAATCGCGAAATCAATATCATGGGGTTTAATCCCCATAATCTTATCCCGCACGCTGCCGCCGACTTGATAAAATTTAACATTCATTAATAGTCAATCTTCGATTTTCTTAAAAGCTTATAAAGTTCTTGGCTAGTACGCAAGACAATTCTCGGAAATTCTTTTCCGCATTCATTATTCCACCATTCAATAATAGTGGCGTCTTTAGCGTCAATGCGGTCACAAATAACATCAAGCATTGCATCATAAACAGTTGAACGAATGACCAAACAAAAACTATCCTCATGGTTGACTTTCGCCCAAAGCTTGGCTTTCGTATGAATGGTCCCAGCTTGCAAGCCAGCCTTAACCAATTGAATTACCAAAACAGATATTGTCTGCACCATAACCCAGTCTTTTGCCTGTTTTTCAGTGTCAAATGGGCCGCCAATATCTCCATCGGCATTTTCCACAACGCCAGTATCAGTGACAACCCAAAAACCAGAACCACGTTTTACAATTTCATATTTCATACGATGACTATATCAAAAATTCGGGCCAATGTCAACAAATTTTAAAAAGTTTTTTAAATCTTTGGCGGTCCCGCCAAGGGTGTCAAAAAACACCCAAGGAAACCACCTTGGAATTACGGGGGCCAAAACCCGCTGATGTTTATTTCGGCCTATTTAGCTCAAAATCATTTTAATTTGTAAAACCTTTGCCGTCCAATCGTCAGAACGGGTTTAAGGTGAAGCGTATGTTGAAAATACCAATCATCCATCATGCCCCCCTCAAGTGTACACCCGCCAGTTATGTCGTTATTTGCACTTTCGCGCCATGCACGCAATGAATCTGCATGGGCTTTCGGGCCTTGCGCTTCACACCACGCAATTGAACGTTTCGCACCATAGAAACCATTCGCCGAGTTTCGATTGCGCAATACACACGCGATCGCGAGTTTCCCCCGATAGACTTCCCCCGCCGCTTCCCCCATGATAATACGAACGGCTTGGGTGTCAGACAAGCAACACAAGGGGATGTCTTTGGCGTCAAGGGCCGATGCTATCAAAATTACGATAACGATGGCGAGAATAATTTTCATTCCACCATTGTATCGAAAATTTGTCGCATTGTCAATCAGGGCCGCCGTAAATTGGCAGGGGCTCGCCAATCGCGGCAAAGCCTGCAATCACTTGATTGCTCGCTTCGTTCAACAATTCACTTGCGCCTGCGGACAAAAACGGTAGCAACGCCAGTTTTTCGCGCAAATAAACACGGGCAAAATCCTTATCGTTTTCCACGATTGATTTAGTGTTGCTAATGAGATCGGCTAGCTTGATTGTTTTGGCGTGCCTGGAAATCTTGCCGAGCCGTTCATTCTCCAGTTTGTGACGAGCCTGGCGGTTCAGTTTTGGGTATGACTCTTTGGTATAAACATCTGTAAGTTCAGTGACAAACAGATGAGTATCAGGATTGAATTGATAGTATTCAGATTCAAAATCGCGCAATTCAACCAAACGACCCTGACGTTGCAGTTCGGTCACGACATCTTCACGATAATCATGCAAGTGAGCCGCGCAGATCATGGATTCACCGACGTTTAGGGCATAACTGATATGAGCGTGATTATCTGCTTCACAGTCCAATAGATTAGTGACTCTCAAAGCCACGTCATCAGTATGAATCCAATAAGGTTCACCAGTGTACTTACGCACCTGTTTAATTGTATCATGGGCGCGATGCGCAAAATCCTGTGCTTTTTCGATTATCGTCATATCAACAAAAATTAAGCTATTCAGATTACACCCTGAACAGTTACGGTGCGACTTAATTGAGCGACCCCAAAAGCCGATTCAGTTGGCTTCGTTTTCCAACGTTGAATAAAGTTAGCAAAAACTTGCTTAGTTGTCAATTAATTTTCAGTCGCCGATTTAATTCGGCTTTAATCAGGCGTGCCACGGGGCCGCGCCAATTGGTTGCATTACAAAGAAAACGCGCCACGATTTCACGGCCAGAATCGGCCCCATAGTCATCGTCCAAGGTATCAAGCAAAAACATGATACCCAAATAGGGTTCGGCCCCAAAATAAACGCGTTTCCAATCTCTGCGTACCCGCTGCGCAATTTCAGAAATTTTCAATGTTTTAATGGTCGTTTCGTCAATGTTCATACTATTACTATAACACAAACTTTGATTCGGTCAAACTATTTTTTCACAATTATTGCGATGGCTCCATGGGACAAAAACGGGGGCGTAACCACTTGGCTACGCCCCCCTACTTTAAACATTATTTTTTTAGTGCCCTCGCGGGCAGGTCTTTATTTGGCCCTTTGGTTGGTTTCATGCATTCGTTGGCCTACCGCTTATTCGCATCCGTCATGGATGCATATGTGCGGTGTTTGTTTTTTAGATTGGCAAACTTGCCAGCCGTCAAAATTTCATGCGTGGTGCGCGAATCTTTTCGACCATGTGCGTCCTCGTTGATCGAAACAACCATGGCGGCGTTGCGCCGAGAATTGCTCGACACAATCCCCTTGGCCCCGCGAATTGCAGTAGGGATTCGCTGAGTGACAAACTCGCCCTTTTGGTTGTTGTGATAGCCCTTGGCGGGAACAAGGAGAATCGTTTCGTGGTTTCCATCCTTGCCATCCTTGCGGACAATGGCGCGGATACGTTTGGTGTTTTTGTTCATATGGTTAATTTATCAAAAATTTGTTGTCATGTCAACTTGAGACTAAGAAAGTTTTGAAGGAATTAAAATGGTTAGTTTCCATTGATCGCCATCGCCGTCAATCAAAAACATGTTGCCCCCCCTTATGGAAACCCGTTGGTTGTCTTTTTCAAGGAATTCCACAACGTATTCTTCCCCACTATCGGCAAACCAGCGGCAATCCAAAAAAACATTGTCAGGTTCGCCAATCAAATCGGTTTGCACATACATCAGGTTGTCATCGTCCAAAATTATAGCCGAACTCCCGTCAATAATTTTCGTTGCAGTTTTAAGCAAAATAGTTTTACTCATAATAAACACCATACCCTGAACTTGCGCATGTGACAAGAATTTTTTTAAAGTTTTTTCGTGAAAAAATGGCGCAGTACCATGAATAGCACGAGAATAATTACAAATTTTGGCATGGTTCTCCCTCATTTATTTTTTGTAATGTTTAAAATAAGTGATTTTATAACCGCTCCAGCCCTCGTTTCGCAGGGCATACACTTCTTTGGCAGCTCTTCCCTTTTTTTGCATCCCATGCATGACCAGAGCAAAATCGCCATCACTGTTCCAAGCGTGGCTGTCATCGTGGTCAATCGGCAGGGTGTTCGCGGCAATGGCGGCGCGGTCAGTGAGAATAATGCACCGTCGCAATTTATGCGGTGCAATCATATGATCGTATAAGCCCCCCGCACTGGCAACCAGTTTGACGTTACTGGGAATAGAGCACCACCGCCGTATCCACAACGGCAACATTTTAGTATAAGCATAGAACACCAAATTGGGAGTTTGACGGGCAACCAACAGCCACGCATCAAAATAATCCTGATTGAAAAAATCACCGCTGGTATGAATGCGGCAAAGCGCGGCTTTTTTCGGAAGCGAGCGTTTGATCAGTTCCGCCATTTCCGTCGCGTTTTTGCACGATTTTAGCAGGGTGAGATTATGCCATCGCGACTTGCGGACACTGGGGAATATGTTTTCCGCCAGCGCCGCATAACAGCGGAAACGGGCATGTTTGCCATCGGTGATTTTGCCAGTTACTTTGTCTGCTTTAGTCATGCACAAATGCGCGGCAGGGCAGGTATGGCCCGCTGGCAGGGAAAAAATTGCCGTGTGTTTGCCAAGTTTGGCGTTACCTTTACTAAACGATAGTTTGTTTTTGTTCATAGCGTGAATATATGATCAACTTGCAGCCAAGTCAATAATTTCCTGGTTATTTTTTTCATTGGTACGATCGCGATACGCGTACGATATGATTGCGTCTTTCATGTCGCAATCAGGCCGTTCTGCCGAAACTTTTCCCATACTATATTCTGATGTCTCAAAAAATGTGTCGCTAAAATCCATCAAAGCTTCGTGTCCGCCATCGGCCAGCCCGCTCATGTGGATTAGCACATACAAACGCGCTTCGTTCATTAGATTTGCACTGATTTCATCCTTGTAATTGTCAGGCTCGCGCACCAGCAGATACTGATTTCTAAAAAATCGGATCAGCGCAGGTTTGCTCGTCCAAAATGTTGCAACGGTTTTGCAATGGTCAAAATAATTCATTTCGCCATTGGTGGCGCGCAGGTTGAAAAGACCATTAAACACCTGCTCAATTTGTTCGGTCGGGCCACGCAATATTCCTAGCCATGCAGACCCAAAATTCTGATACGTCAGCCACACGTCCATGTTTGGATAGACCTGCACGCCCCGCGGGCCAATGGGCAGCAATGCAATTTCGGTTTCAGTTTCGATTTCAATTTTGTTTTTCATGCCCATACTTTACCAGATTTTACGAGCACGTCAACAATTTTTTTAAAATTTTTTCACAGGTTGTTCGGAACCCTGCGCGAACCCCCCAATAAAATTATAAAAAAAAGAGTAAAAAAATCTTCACATGGGTATTGACCCCATGACAAGTCCATGCTAAATTGAAAACATGAAAAATAACACGTCAGTAACGGCGGTCAATCCCTCTCAACTGCGGGAAGCTGCCACGATGCAGGAACAAATCGAAACCATCAATGGCAAGGTGTCCACTTTGGATGCGGAGTTTCACGCGCAACGTGAAACCCTGACCAAGGAACTGGAAAGTTTGACGAGTCAATACAATGCCATTTTCGGCATTGTGAGCGGTGAAAAGTCGGGATCGGGGACGGGACGGAAGTTCAGCGCCGAAGTCCGCGCCAAAATCAGCGCGGGCCAGAAAGCGAAGTGGGCGGAACGTAAGGCACTTGCGGCCGCTGCATCCGTCGCGCCCGTCGCGCCCGTCGCGCCCGTCGCGCCCGTCGCGGAAACGCCCGTCATGCCCGTCAACTAAACTCAAGGGTGGCTAAAGCTCACACTTTGGTCACCCTCTTTTTTCTATGAATCAAACCTTTACACCTAAACAGTTGCGCGACTTCGCATTGGACTTGCTGGATGATTCACACGGTATCTCTGCTAATGCGTTTGATAGGCTAAATCCACTTTTGGAAGATTCAGGAAATCAAGACGTAGTTAATTCTGTCGTCGTAACCAAAGATCGTGCATTCCTGGAAGAAGATGCCGCGGCGATTTTGCGATTAACTTCTCCCGCCAATCACCTATCCACCCCAACATCTGCCAGTTAATCCCGCCTAAACCACAGGGCGATCAAGTGATCGCTCTTTTTTTATTTTGACGGTTGCCACCGAAACTGTCAAAAAACCCCAAAACTCCCATTATTTATTTATTTCGTCCATTATTTGTTCAAATTTGCCTTAAAATGCAAAAAAGTTGTGTAATACAGGGCATGAACGACGACATCAACGAGTTTCAAAAAGAGTGGCGTGCTCTGATTATCAACAGCCTGACCGAGCTTAAGAGTGACATCTCCGCACTACGCAAGGATATTGCAGAAATAAAAGGAAACTTCGTTCCTTGGACTGAATTCTCTGAACTTAGAAAAGATATGGAAGATTTAAAACTATCCAAGTCAAAGTTCATTGGCATCGTCGTGGGTATCAACCTGGCCGCCGCATTGATTGGGTGGGGCATCCAAACGTTTCTATACTGGCACAGCCACTAAAACAATTTAACATAAAATAAACCCGCAGGCATCTTGCTTGCGGGTTTTTTCGTATCGTTTATTTGTGAAATATTCAATTCAACATAATAAACCCGCAGGCATCTTCGTCCTCGTCATCCTCGTCGTCCTCGTCGTTAATCACTTCGGGTATCTGGCAATTAATACCACCACAATTAGCGCATTGGGTATGAGTTAGATTAACTAATGGGCCGCGCCATGTCACTAAACCGCCACAGTTTGAGCAAGTCATATTTTGTTTAATTATTGTTCGTCCATTAGAACTTTACTCCGCAATTCCCTCACTACTTTTTCGAGGGAATCAATAGAAGAATACTTAGTAAACCATTCGGTATCTTCACTTACAGCGGGTTCAATATGCCCTAACGTACGATATTTAAATTATTTGTACTTGTTACAGTTCATAGAATCGAGGCAAATTTGTTTGAACTCGTCCAAATCCTCATGAATTTGTTCTTGGAGTTTTTGGAGGCGTTCGACTTTTTCTTTGGTGATATTCATGTTTAAAATCTAACACAAGCTTGGCGCGGAGTCAATTTAAAAAATTCCAGCAGCGAAACGTTCAACCGTGACGGGCACCACAATAGGTTGTGGTTGCGATAGTGGCCCCACATCCGTAATTGTTTATTTGCGAGCAAATTATACCATATGTGCTACTACCCCTCTCCCCTACACCACAACAGGTTGTGGTTGAGCTTGTGTTATTTGAATTTATTTCTCTTCAATTTCGTCCATAGCGAGAATCATTTTCGCCATGGAAAGAGACGCGCGAACCTTGTGGCGATACAAATGGGGTACAGACGACGCTGCGCTAGTGTCCAAGTCGAACAAACCAGCCTTTTCAGCCTCGTCAACGGCCCTAACGAGGTCGTTAAGTGCAACATAAGCTTCTTTGCTTATTTGTTTCATTTTTGGCATAAATGGGTTTTCAAAAAAGCTAATGTTTGCAAGGGTTTTTGATACTTTTTCTCAGGGGTAAATACAATTTCTATTTGAACCAATTTTAGTGCAAATTGTCAGGCAAAGGCGTCACCTGATGATTCAAAACCTATTATTTTCAACTTCCTTGGTCACACTTGGACCGTTTAATGCGATTGATTTGATTATTATTTAATGATTTTGTCATAAACTTGACGCGGAGTCAATTTAAAAAAGCTAATGTTTGCAAGGGTTTTTATATTTTTTTCTCGGGGTAAGTATCGCTCGGAAAGGGGAACCACTCATGTGGATTTTAGTGATATTGCATTGCATTTTCATTGCAATTTCATTGCAATTTCATTGCAATTGTATTTACAATGTATTTACAATGTATTTACTGTATCCGTGACGGATATAGTTTTGAAGAATTTAAATAAATTTCGCACTCTGGTGTCTTCAACAGACCAAAAAGTCACACAAACAGCACATAACTATCACACAAACAGCACATTAACTATCACACAAACAGCACAAATCCCCATAAACATTAGCTTTTATGCCTATTCTTACCTCTTCTTTACCCTCTTCTTTACCTCTTCATTGCCTCTCTGAGACCTGTTATCCTCGTATCGGGAGGTTCTTCCCTACCTCTCTGATAATTGTCGCTCTATGGGGCTTTGGGATGGGTTTATGAGGCTTTTAAGATAACAATATCCAACAAAAAGAAAAACAAAAACCAAAAAGGCAATTCAATATCTTTCTTCTCCCATTTCTGTTTGGGCCACTAACTCAGCTTGACACACAAATTAAGGGCGTCCCGTAATTGGAATGGGCCATTTCGGCCTGGGCAAAGCGGGCCAGATTGAGCTTATCATTACAACCCCTAATCTGTTCGGGGAGTTATTTTTTTACGAAACGTCAATTTAATTAAATCGGCGGGGAAGCCGCGCGCAAAGGCAATTTCTTTTTGAGCAATTTCTTTGGACTCGGCATACCAAAGTCCGTCGCAAATATAATGCTTGCGGCGATTACTAAGTTTTTTATGAACAATGTAAAAATATTCATTCATAAGGTTAGTTAATATAGGATTTCCAATCGAATTTCTCGACTGCTTTCCCAGCGGGAAAACGAAATCCATTGTAGGAGTACTGTAGCTGCTTGTCGTTCAGTACACCAATACTTGGTACGGTGATCTTGTAAGCTTTAACATTCGGACAATCCTCTAAAAGAGAAAGAACCTCAAAAATGTCCTTAGAATCACAAGAGATGTCTAATGTTCCATTACCATATATGACTTGGGAAGTGATTATTATCATAAATTAAAAGTGACAGGAATGATAAACCAATAACACTCCTGTCACGCAACCCGTGAACATTCAGGCTGCTTGTGGCGCAATAATGCGGCCAGCAAGGTCTTTAGATGGAAACATTAGTTTCCCTCATATAAGCTTGGACACAGGCATTTTGAGCCCGATAATCTCTGCTGTCCCATACTTTTCGAGCTAGTACCTTCAGGAAATATGAAGCTCCCAAAACGTCTTCACGTTTTAAGCCTAAAACTCGTTCCGCAAACGCAAGCGAACCTTCGATACAATTTCCCGCCCGCGCCGAATCTTCCAGGGTAACAAAAGTGGAATCCAAATTTTGCACCGTGGCCTGTCTTAGGCTGACATCATACATTTGATTCTGACGAAGCGCTTTGTTGTATGAATGATAGCATAAAAGATGTTCAACAGTTAATTCACTATTGAAAATAGGATGAAAATCCACACCTGCCCGATCTTTGACACCCACTCCATAACTATCATTGAACCAACTCCAACCGTCGGGCAAAACAAAAGTCTTTACAACGTCGCTTGGACCAACCAACCATTCAAGCTTATTTCCCTTGAAGACGGCAATAGAGGTCACATGAACCTCATGCTTGCCGCGAGTGGCCGTTCTCCATCCTAGGCGAGTTTTTACTTTGATGGAGTTGTAATCTATTTTCCCCTCAAAGCGGTCGGGGAAAACAGAAAAAAGGTGAGACATACCCGACGGAATTAAATGAGCGCAACTTCCCACAACGGGCATAAGATGACCCAAAATAAATCTAGGACACCCCTCCGTGGACGGCAGGGAGTTTTTCAACGCCACGTATTCGGCGCGGGATTTGAGCCACTGCTTAATTGTGGCTGGCTGGCGTTTGTTAATTTGGTTGATTTTTTTAAGAATATCGTTCATATTTAAAATTTATCAAAAACTTGTGTCCGCGTCAATGCTTTTCGTCCAAATCTTTCAGGTATTGTTGTCCCTGGCGGTCAGCATACGTCCGCCAGTGGTGATTTCGAGCAAGGTCTTTAAATGAATGAACTAATTTAATCCATTCAAAAAACTCATTTTCAGGCAAAGCTTGTTTCATGTTATTCAATTGCTTGTGTACCCACTGAATGTTACCAGATTCGTAACCTTTACTCGAATCTATTCTATCTAAAGAAGCTGTATTTACCACATGGTAAATCTCTAAAATCAACAAATTCAATTGCTATCAAAAAACCAAACCTTTTATTTTGAAGGTCAACAAACTTCGCTGGACTATAATATTTCTTGTACATAACTGGTATTACATGCGATACCAGTTTGAGGATGCCGAATTGTATTTAAGTTTTTAAGATAATTCTGACCCTTTGCAGTCAAAACCCGCCCACCCGTAGTGACTTCAAGTAGAGACTGTTTCATTAAGTAGTTCTCAGAGTCGAGTCTTAAGCTGTCCTTGCTCATACCAGTCTTGGCTGACAGGTTAGTCAGGCTTAACCCACTCAAATTACCATCCAAGAATCGAAGCACTTCCAATTCAATAGCATTTAGTCCAAGGGGTAAAATGTTTAGGTTGTAGCAGAATTCCTTCCATTCGGACTTACCAAACAATTGTTTCCCTGTGGAAACGATATCTATGGCCATGTTTTTGGCAGCGCGGGCATTTCCGCGCAACACGTTTGAAATGTCCTCCAAAACATTATCCACAAACTTAACAGTTGAAGCTTTCGCTTGTACAATCTGCCCCAGTTCAGGCAGCGTGTAGGGTTGTAAAGCTATCGGCTTGCACCGATCTTTTAGAGCATGAAACAACTTGTGAGCCTCAGAGGTTGCGAAAATGAATGTTTGCCTGGTAAAGTTTAAATCAACCGTATAATCATCGTGAGTATAGGAGGTTTTGCCGTTGCTGTTTTTGTCCTCCAACATGGAAAGCAAAGCCATTTGCACGTCGTTTGGGAGTTCGGAAGCTTCATCAACAAATACGGTGATGTCTTTATCAACAACGTGCTTGACCAAATAGCCCTGAACGAACTGGGTTAAATTTTTGATGGATGATGCATTAATTTCCAATAATGGCTTTTTCTTGACGCTAAGAGCTCCTTTAGCGTTTAAACCAACAATAGGTTGGCCATTCTCACCAATAAGAAACAAGCTTTTTGCTATTTCCTCGGCGAGAGTAGTTTTCCCGTTGCCCTTGGGGCCGTGAATCAGAAAATGCGGAACACGCTTCGTCGCCAGATAATTATCCAGCCGATACGTAAGTTCACGCTTAATCTCAATCTGACCAATAATTGGGGCAAAACGGTTGTTCAGGGCCGCCTCAATGATCGCTTGGTTTTCGTTCATATCACAACCTAACACGGACTTGGTACGGCGTCAACAGTTTTTTTAAAATTAGTGTTAGGAGACAGCCTGGGTGGATAATAGACGAACGACGACACCCAAACCATCCCCTGACGAAGCTTACGGCTTTGCCCAATCGGGCAGGCAGGTTAGCTGACCGATTTGAAGGTCCAACGGTTCGACACGAGAGTATTTAAAAGTCTCAGGTCTATTGTCATAGTAATGTTCATCGGAAAATAGTCTTTCCGTATCGTTAGCCACCTTGTTCTCGAACCACTTAAAGGTTTCGCTTAAGTGAAGAGCGTCATTCGCAATGAGCGCTTGTGTGTATCGGTCGAGATCGCCAAGTAGTCGTTTGGCAACTCGCCCATGAATTTTCCAATAGTGTAGTGATTTAACCATAAATTATTTTCGGAAAATATACTTCACTCGAAGCAGGTTGTGTTTGTCGTAGTAGATTTTGATTTTCATTTTATGTTATATGGTTTTATTTTAATCAAGTTCCCGAGCTTCTACCAGGGGTTCGTCTGGTGTTTCAACTGTTGCAGCAACCAACAGTTTACCTGCTGGCTGCGTCACGAGATTGTTAAATCCAATAGTTTGTGCCCAGATTCGACCGACTACAATGGGCGTGTTTTTGTCAGAAAATTTGGCGCAGAGTTCGGCCAACGTTAATTTTCCAAATGATCCGCTGCCTGTTTTGCGGCCACTGCCGCTTTTTCGAGATTTAATATCATTCATAAAAAATTTATTCCACTGTAACCGTAATTTCGGTACCTTTGGGGAGTATTTCCCAGATTTGGGTGGAGCTAACAGCAGCCCAATTACTTGAACATTCACCAAGTAAAAAAAGTTTATTGGAAGTTAAAATTACCACACCTGTATTTTGATCGGTAAACAACACCACGGTACCACAACTTTCTGGGCTGCTGATATTATCTCGCAAACGAGCAAGAAGGGGAAACAACGGCTGCGACGCATTTGGCGGCATTTTGATTTCTGTTTTGATCATATTTAAATTTATGTTGAATTTGATGGAATGTCAAGCCGTTAATTCTCGTAAACGAGTCTCTTCCGCCAGTGCAATGCTAGCGCCCACAAGCATCGCAGTCTCGATCAGGATTAACTGTTTATCTGGAAGGACGTTGTCATTGACAAATGCCAACGCTCGGGACCTTACTTCTTCTATAATTCTATTGTTCATGTCGCTAATCTAACATGACTTTGTGTTTGGGTCAAGAATTTATTTTAAATTTTTTTAAATTTTTGTTGCAATCGGCGCGGCTTCTTTGACCTCAGCCAGCTCACAGAGTTTACCTATCCATTCCTCTACCTCGGGGTCGATGAGAGTATCATCTGCCTTACAAGCCAATACTCTGTCTTGCATAGTTTTGGATAGTTTCTTGAACTCTGCCGCATAGGTTTCACGGTAAAATTCTACCATTGGATTAATTGTTGGTTCCATAGTGCTTATTTAGTCGAAAAATCGTTCAAATTTGAGGCGCAAATACCTGTGTTTGGAATTGCCTCCAGCATTTTCCTCCATTTGAGAGAAGGAGATGGCAGGCACCACCAATGATTTAACTTCTGCGTCACATGATAGTGTCGCCAATAAATTCGTTCTAAAATTAATGGGGGAAGTTTTAGCATATTTCACTCTAATCACGTCTTATGTGCCACTTCATGCCAGAACCATCTGGCGCAGAGGAACAACACCATGATGATTACAAGTTTTGGCATATCATGTGGGGAAAACTTTTTTGATCAAACGGAGCGCATTAACACAGCACGCATTTAATTCGGAAATATTAAAGTGAGAATCATAAAGATTTGCTTCGTTATTTTCGTAGGCGTTCCAAAACTCTTTTACATCATTTAATAAAACTTCGCAGGGGCGCCAAATAGGCGGGTACGAAGCGAGCCAAACATACGGAGTAGACCTAATTTCTTTTGGATTCCAAGTTTTTACTTCCCAAATCTCAGCCGTGTCAATTTGAACTCTGCGATCATCATAGAATACAATGGCATCGTTCATGGACTTGTAAACAAACATTTTACCAAGTTCACAACGAACTATCTTGCCTTCTGGATACTCTTTAACAAGTCCAAGATGCAATAATCCGCTTCCAATACTAGTCAACACCCCAACAGAATTGCGGGTAAAGACCTTGAATGCTCGAACAGGTTTTAGGTTAGTGGTCATATTAAAATATCAAGTCAAATGGATTCATACTGTGCATTGGGCTGAAATGCGACAGCGGGTTCATTGGGTTCCAAAGTGATTCATCAAATTCCGCCGCATATTCTGCGTCGCATTCCTCTTGTTCATCGGGAGTATCCCATTCTTCCTTAGTATATGGTAGTTCATCAAACATGATATAACCAGGTAATCCAAATGAATATCGAGACGGCGAACGCCATAATCATCAAATTGGATTTAGATATGCTTTGTTGGTAGCATACTTTACCAATGTTGACAAAGCCAAACCAGATGGAGTAAAACAGACTAACAATTTGTATTAGTGAGTGCATAAAGTTACAATTTCTCTTTAGAGAGGCTGACCCGATAACGTTTTGGCAAGCCATTTAGTGCGTAGGCGTAATTCAGGACGTGCGCTTCTTTTTCTGTCAGCGAAACTAATCGCCCCTTAAATTCTTTGAGCCCTGTATTCACAAGATGATGAACTACCCACCCGCTAAAGCAGGTGGGTTTCTGCTCCAACCAATTGCCCATTATTACTAATAGGTCTTACATCAGGACAAGCAGCTAACTTGGTCGTTCCGACCATTAAATTTAATCCTTGTCTAAGGATATTCAGTGAGGCATTCAAATCTCTATAAATAGTGACTTGTATGTGTTAGAGCCAAGAGCGGCTTCAATTGCTTGGTGGGTGGTCATATTTAAAATTTATCAAAAACTTGTGCCTGTGTCAATACCGAATTTAAAAAATGTTTAAAATGATCGCAAACACAGCCAATGTCCACAAAAACCATAGGGTGCATCTAGCATAGATTTAATCTTTCAATTCTTTGGGTAAAAAAGAGAATATATGAGTAATTAAATCAACTGTCCAGCAATTTCCCAAGGATTTATATCTTTGGTTATTTGAAATGCTTTTTGTATAATTGTCTGGAACTGTCTGTAATCTTTCGCACTCGATGGGAGTCATTTTCCTCCATAGCTTGTTATCTGCGCTATAAACTCCAATACCTTTGGTAATACCGCCAGCACAAGCCCTTAAACATTTTGCCTTTTTGTTTTGTTTGGATGGTTTATCTGCATTATATGTCCATACTTTATCATTTTCTGAAAATAAAATGTCAGATTCAAGGATATCTTTTAATAAGATATTTTTATTATTTGGTTGTGTGATATTAGATATATTTGTCCAATACAGCCTTTCTCTATGTTGTGCAGATACTAATCCCGAATCTATTAAAATAGGTTCAACACCCAATTCTTTAGATATGGTATCTTGATATTCCCTTCTCATTTTTACATTTTCTAAAAAAAAGTAAGTAGGATTGCACTCTTTTAGAAGCCTTAGATATTCAAAAAATAGTTTGCTTCTTGGGTCGTCAAAATTTAGTTGATTACCCATAAAACTAAACCCTTGACATGGACTACCACCAATCAATAAGTCAATTTTGGATAAATTTTCTGCTTTCACATCAATAACCGAACCTAATTGAATAGTACTTGGATAATTGTGTTGAGTTACTTTTATAGCATTTTTATCAATCTCGGATGCAAAGTAATTACTAACTTTGATTCCTGCTCTTTCGAGAGCAATTTGCCCGCAACTAATTCCGTCAAAAAGACTCAAAACATTTATCATGGCGGTTATTGACATTTAAAACTTATCAAAAACAAACATTTAAAATTATTGCAAACGCAGCCAATGTCCACAAAAACCATAGGGCACATCTAGCATATTCTACAGACAACAATTCAATACTGCTCAGGAGGATTGTGATCATCCCAAGGGAAACAATCATCAAGAGACTCGCAAATAAAAAGATAGACATATTATCAAGCTTCCATCATGGTATTAGCCCGTTTTCTTGGCGTTTCTTCGCGGAACGGGCCGCTGAGTAACCCTCAAATCTATCCGCCAACACCTTTAGCGGCAGATATGCCAAATCAAATGTCGGCCCAAGCAACTTAAGCTTATTAGACAAGTCCAAGTAGAACTTGTATAATGCCTCGCACTCTTCATCAGTGATTTTCTCGCAGTAATCATAACGTGCGAGTAGTTTTTTAGTGACTTCGATGTTCATAAAAATGATGGTCGTCAAGCTAACGCAAGCTTGATCATAAATTTTTTTAAATTTTAAAATTATACTGCTAATTGGCTCTTGGCCAGTTCGGCCAGTTCGGCTAGTTCGGCCACCTGAGCGTCAGAACTCTGAGTGGGCGAAGGCAATTCTGAGTGGGCGCAGGCAACAGCCGCATCAGCCAGATATAGTTCGCTGGCCGTGTCAAAGTAACGATGGGTAATTGAAAGAGAATACTTTTCCCCTTCACAATACGTTATAATCTCTTGATCTGTACTATAACCGTGGATAGCATGAAACTGTTCACGGGTTCCCTCAAAAATACTCCCTGAATCGCCGATTTTAATTGTGTCGTTTGATTGTTCCATATAATGAATATCGCAAAAACTTGCCCATTTGTCAAGGATTTATAAAAATTTTCTTTGACCTGTCAAATTTCATGGAAGATCAACTTCCAATGATAATGCCAAACCATGATCTAATGTATTTGTTTTTTCAGCAAGATTAACAATAGCAGCAAAAGAGGCAATAATCTGGTTACAGCTTAAAGATTCACCTGCATACATACCGCAAAGACAACGATTAGTCTTTGGGTCAACAATAATGTGAGGATTTTTCATCATACATTTAAAGACTTGTACCAATAGTAAATGTTGGTTTTGGTAATTTCCCTGCCTTCTGGTGTCAAACTGTATTCCAATAATTTGCCAAACAAATCCTTGGCGACATCATTATAACGAAGGAGTGTCACTGACTCCAAGAAACGGGCAATTCGGCGAAGGTTATGATTACCGCCGCTGGCCCATTCTTTATTGCCCATTAACGGTTGTACCTTAAGCGTGGTATCACAAGGAATATTCCAAAAGTTCAACATCAATATAATTGCCGCATGGTAACGATGACGAAACGTTTCATTCCCAATTAATGCAGCAATCGTCTCGTCGTCAAGAACTGGAGAACCTTCCACACATGCGCTTGGTGTCAACGTTGGGAACAACCATTGAATATACTCATGATTCGTTTCCAAATCTCTATCAGACAAGTCCAGTATCTCATGGAAAGTAAGCCCTTGATTATTGACACCATCTTCGGTATAGAATTTGATTAGTTTATCGTTCATATTAACCTCGTACACAAATAGCTTCCCCACGCTCGGAACTACGACTTTATTCTTTTGATAGATGGCTCCTGCACTTGCTTGTAACAATCTCCAAAGGTTTAAATGAAGAGCAAAGATGGGTTTTAAAAGAATAAGGAACAAAAATAGTAGTTCCATCTTTAAACTCAACAATTGATTTAACAGCTTTTAGATCAGTCGCTCTTCCTTTTAAGATAAGATATGTTTTTTGTCTCATTTTACTATGAAAATACTTTGCTTTTTCAGCCTCTTCAAGTGTGGCGCAAACAAAAAGAACTGGCCGCGATTTCACAGGATAAATCACCGTGTTCATTTTATATTCAATAATATTTGAGTCTTCTGGATTTTTAGACTTTTCTATAATATCATCAAGGGAATAATTTGAACTAAAGTAACACCCGTCATGAACTCGCACAACCTTATATGCATTTTTTGCCATAAATATTACTTTGAAACAGCGTTCGCGGGTGAAGTACTAGACCCATTATCACAGATCAGTATGGTTAATTTCGAGTCTTTGAAGACTGATTCAATAATCGCTCGAACAACGTTCCAGTCAGCACCACCCCGATCAGAACCCATGCGATACGGCAGAGCAATTACTTTCTTGCCTAGTTCGCCCTTCTTTTCAAGATCGGCTCGAAGCCTGGACAAACCAACTTCTAACGCATCATAACTTGTATGTCGGGCCTGCAAACCAAACGCATCCTGACTGTAAAGATTGACAACGCACTTAATGCGTGGATTAACTTCGGGTGGTACGCCACTTACAAGAGAATACGAATAAGTACCCAGCTTGGATGAATCACCCTTTTTGGTTTGACAATCCGCCTCATATACTTCGGGAAACAGTTCTTTTATCGTACGAGCCACGCCGCTCCCCATGGTACATTGGCAGTTACACTGGTGGACCAAAACATCTGCATTGGCTTGAAAAAGGTCACATTTAATTTCTTTGATCATAAATTATTCAATGTCTGAGTTAATTTTCAACAAGTCGGAATCGTTTCTACCATTTTCTTTGTCTTTATATTTGGGAATTATCTCCCCAATCACAATAAAATCAGTTGATGTCCATCGCCATTTTTCAATAGCATAACGAAAATCCCAATTAAACGCAATATTACAAACAGGAACTCGTCTAGGAGAAAGTTCTCCATAACAAATTAAGACTCGATTTCCAATCGTCTTTTCTGCACGATTTTTATAAATTAAATCATGATCATCTAAAATTTGTTCAGGTGGAACATTATCAACAGAGTTGGGAATATGATAATTCCAACAATACGAACTCATTGATTTATCTCTTTCTTGTTTCAAAAGAAACACATGAGCGGGAGTTTTTTCACTAAATTGATAACGTTTGCCAATTTTGTAAATTTGTTTATACTTTCCAACAGCATAAAGCGACGCTCCTGATTTACGGGTTGTTTTAAAAAAGATTTGTTTCATATTTAATGTTCACATAAATTTGTCTCATTGTCAATATTTTTTAGTTTTTTAAACGGAGAGTCAATGCCACCGTCAAACAGATTAAAGACACATTTGCTTCAAAAATAGAAACCAGTCTAGTAGTTCTTTCATCCAGTCCATTCTGGTTTACAAACGAAAATAAACCAAACAGAATAAATGCCATAAAAAATGGTTGATGGATTTTCATAATTTTTTTAAATATCACAACGTTTGGGCTCGAACCATCAGGCGTTCGCCAGCATCGGCGACTTGGGACCAAACCCGCCTTGTTACTCTCTGCTTACTTGCCTTTTTCGTTGTGAAATTGAATTGCGGTAGGTTGGTTGTTAACCCAACTCCCAGTCATTGAGTAGTACCACTGGGCAAGTATCTACATCCGTTAACGCGAACTTGCAAGGTTCACTAGGGCTTTCTCAGTTTACTTTGATCTGTCAATTCCAGATTGCCACCGCAAATTGATTGTCATGCCGAAGTAGTGGCTTATGAGTCTCAGCCTCTCTAAATATGCTCTACTTCACGTCAACGTTACTCGGCGAGAAAATTACTCTTTAATCCGATTTAGGATAGCTAAATCCACATACGGAACCTGTTTCTAACGGTCAGCATAGACACATGACAAATTGGTGAGTTGGCTATCAATTTTAGGAGAATTCCTAATGGTTATACCCGATAGCTAGGATTGGTCGCCCTAATCGAGGAACTAGCTAAGTTCCACGCTTCCACAATTTGCCAACAACTCAAAATTTAGTTTGACTTTTGGCGAGGTGTCCCGCGCTTAATGTACACTTGCGGTTGATGCTGCGCCTAGGTTCAGTCAAACAAGGTTAGTAGCTTTTCTAACCTAAAATAATGTCAGAGCGAAAATAAGTGATGCCCAATAAAGGCAGTCTTTTTTTTCTCGTCTATTGATTCCAATGGATATGGCGTCATTTCAACATCCATCAGGTACCTACAATCACCAGGTAAGACGCACCCAATGATTTACCGACTTTTCCTCTGACAAAATTGGTGGACTGGCGATGGGGAATCTAACCCCAGCATCATTGTAGCAATTTATACAATGATAGATACTATTTTAGTCGCAACTCTTACTCATCACTTTCATGTGAGGGCGACTCACAATTAATACTCGTAACTTTTATCATTGCTTTCAGCATATCTCAGCCCATAACTAAATTAACATTAATTTGTCATCGTGTCAAGCCCCGATTTTCCGCTAATAACCAGCATGACCAAGACGTGATTTCCACAGTTCCGCCGCTTTCTTAGAGATTGCTTTGCGAACTTCGGGCGTAACCATAATCAAACCTTCACCTTCACGAAGTACGTCATCAACCACATACTTCAAAAGATTAGAAAAATTGGACATGGATAGTTCCTCTGGAGTGAAGTGACTGACCGCATTCCCTATACGATTTTGGGTCATCCATTCGTCCGCAATGGCCTTGGCATCTTCCAAAACCTTGATCTTTTCGGCGTCAAGCTCAACCACCTTTGGAGTACGAGTCTCCGAAAAAGCGGCGCCCTTATGCTTTACAATGACGCGATTGCCATTGTTGAGTGTCATTTCAACCAAAGGACGAAGAACAACTCCTTCCCTAAGCTTATCTTCGAGAATACCGTTGCGCTTGGCTTGTACAGAGAAAGCATCCCGTTCACGATCAACTCCAGTCAAATCTGTGGAGATAACTACGGTATCTCCTGTCGTAGGAACTTCATCCTTGATTAAGCCGAC